GATCAACCACAGCCAGCCACAGCTTTTCATCAAAGGCTTCCAAAACAAGTGATCTACTCTCCACCTCGCGAACAAACCGGTCAAGCGCCTTCGCTTTGGCAAGGCGTTTTACCTTATCGGCTTCCAACAGCGTAATCTGTTTATTGATCTGTCGAAAGCGTTCCAAGTGGCTATTGCCGCAATCCGATTCGCCTGCAGCCTTTGCGGTCTGTGCGATATCTTTACGAGCCAGCGCCGAAACCACATCCAGATCCCGCCGCAAGGAGATCAGATCCGCATCGAGTGCTCCAGTGTCACAAAGCGTGGCCTGCACCAAGCGACAGTCCTCAATCAGACCGGAGCGGTTCTCCATCAGTTTGTTAAACGCAACGAGAAACCCAGTCTTGATCTGCTCCTCGGTTACGTGCGGGGTTGAGCAACGCTTGCTGCCCTTATATTTCTCATTGCACTGGTATACCTCTTTGCGGTAATTCTTGTCATCCTTGTAGCTGCCCCAAACCTTTCTGCCGTAAAGGCCACCGCAATCGCCGCAGACAATCTTACCGGCGAAAATGCTGTTGCATCGACCGGGTTTACCCAGGCTTTTACGACGCTCGATTTCAGCCTGCACCATATCAAACTCATCGGGCGCGATAATCGCGGGATGGCTGTCCTCGACATAGTACTGCTGAACCTGCCCAGTATTCTTGACCATCTTCTTGGTCAGGAAGTTCTCGCAGTAGGTTTTTTGCATCAGGGCATGCCCTTTGTACTTTTCATTGGTGAGAATGGAGCGAACCGTTGCTGACTGCCATGTCTTGCCGCCCCCCGGAGCCAGGATTCCGTCCTTTTCGAGCAATCGCCCAATCATTGACGGGGTTTTGCCCTCCATGTATTGCCGGAAAATGCGTCGTACAATCGCGGCTTCACTTTCCACGATTTGCGGCAGGCCGTCCTCGCCCTTTTCATAGCCCAAGAACTGCCCATAGGGCAAGGATATCTTCCCATCCGCCATCCGCTTTCGCTGACCCCAGGTGACGTTTTCGGAGATGCTACGACTTTCTTCCTGAGCAAGCGAGGACATGATGGTGATCAAAAGCTCGCCTTTGCTGTCCAACGTGTAAATATTTTCCTTCTCGAACCAAACCTCCACGCCTTTTTCTTTCAGCTTGCGAACCGTGGTGAGGCTGTCGACCGTGTTGCGGGCAAAACGGCTGACCGATTTGGTCACGATCAGATCAATCTTGCCGGAGAGCGCGTCCGCAACCATCCGCTTGAATCCCTCACGTCGCTTGGTGTTGACCGCAGAAATCCCCTCGTCCGTAAATACATCGACCATAGACCAGTCTGGTCGGGAATGAATCAACTTGGTGTAGTAGTCCACCTGTGCTTCATAGCTGGTCTGCTGCTCGTAGCTGTCGGTTGAAACTCGCGCGTAAGCCGCCACCCGCCGCTTGAACGCCGTATCCTTCACCTGAGCGGACACAATAGGCGCCAGAGCCGGGATAACCCGAATGTTAGCCATTGCCAAGCCTCCTTTGGGCTGCATCTTTCGCCTTGTTTTTCATCTCATGTGTCCAACTGTCGCGACGGGAATGCTTCTCCCATAATATGGTTTTTTGCATGCCATCTTTGAAGGTGAATACCAAAACCCCATCTTCTGGAATCGTTATGGCTGCTACCCTTGCCATGAAGTCAACAGCGTTGTAAGCGGCGCTTCCCAAGGCTTCCGCGCACTTTTGCCGGAGGATGTCCTCAGGGATGCGCTTTGCCGCACAGTGATCCTTGCCGTGCGTGGTGTAGGTAGCGCATGCCCAGTTCGCCTTGGCGTACTTGGTGCCGATACCGTTGATCTTGCGATTAAAATTCGCGCCGCAGCGACCGCAACGGATGATGCCGCTAAATTCGTTGCGAGGCTCTCTGCTGGCAGGCTTGCTCTCATACGCCCGCCGAGCCACTTCCGCCTGAACGGCATCGAAAGTTGCTCGGTCGATAATGGCTTCATGAGCGCCTTCCACATAATACTTGGGAAGCTCGCCACGATTGACTCTTTTCTGTTTGGTAAGGTGGTCGGATATGAAGCTTTTTTGCAGGCAGAGATCACCGACTACCTTTTCGTTGGTGAGAATACTGGCAACGGTGTTTTCCGCCCAACGCCCGCCGAGTTTGGTCGGCACGCCCAGTCGTATCAACTTGCGCATAATGGCGTTCCTGCCCATACCGGAAAGGTAATCCCTAAAGATCATCCGAACAACCTCGGCCTCCTGTGGGTTGACCACCAACATCCCATCCCGGAAATCATATCCGTACATGTGAACGCCGCCGGTCAGCTTGCCTTCCTGATAATCCTTACGAATACGCCACTTGCAGTTTTCACTGACCGAGCGGCTTTCCTCCTGTGCGTAGCTGGCCAGAATTGTCAGAAGAAGCTCGCCGTTCGTGCTTGCTGTATGGAGGTTCTGCTCTTCAAAGAAAACGTCAATACTAAGTTCGCAAAGTCCTCGAACCGTTTCCAGCAACGTGACCGTGTTCCTCGCAAATCGGGAGATGGATTTTGTGATCACCATGTCAATCTTGCCCGCTTTGCAATCCGCAAGCAATCGTATGAACTCTGCCCGATTGTCCTTCGTTCCGGTCACAGCCTCGTCGGCGTACACGCCCGCAAATTCCCAGCCCTGCTGGCTTTGGATGTACTCCTTGTAATAGCTTACCTGAGCCGCGAGCGAGTGTAGCATTTCATCCTTGCCACTGGAAACTCGAGCATACGCGGCCACCCTTTTCCGAGTCGGTATTGGCTCCGAGACCGCCAGTTTTGTTATCTTTCTGCCCATAATGCCCTCCTGTCATCATGGCATATTGGCTCTGTTTGCTGGGTATTGCAAGTCCGAATCGAGGAATATACTGCACAATGATAAACCGTACTTTTGGGCGAGAGTGTCCGATACACTGGATAAATCCTGCGGGTCAAGGATCCCTTTAGCCACCATGCATCTCATCAGCGCCATGCATGCGTGATACCGGAATACCGCTTCCGTTTTATTCATTGTTGCGTCTCCTGGCCAACCCATAACAGGCTCTGGAGCAGTATTGGCGATGAGCGTTTCCATAGCTCTCAAACGGTTTGCCGCACGTTGGGCAGTTGAAATGGTAGATAGCCTTCTGGTGGACTGCTTCCGGATGCTTCGCCCACCACTTCATACGGCATTGGTCGGTACAGAACCGCTTTTTCTTCGCGCCAGGCGTGTGTTTGAGCAGTTCTCCACAATACCCGCAAACCTCGCCAGTAGCTTGCTTTCTTAGCGAAACAGCATCCGAGCCAAGGCCGTTTCTTCGGCAGTAGGACTTCACTGTGTTCTCAGATGCACCAATTGTGGTGGCAATCGCCGCGTAGCTTTCGCCCTTCTCCCGCAGATAGGCCACTTGCCTTTTCTGGATAATTGTCATATTCATCCCTCCGATAGCTGGCCGCGAAAACGTCGAAAGTTAACGGAGTAAAAAAGAACCGCCAGACGATCGAGTCATCTGGCGGTCAAAACCTACATGTAATTCTGGTTGCAATGACTATCGTAAAAGTACCCGCGTATCCGGTCCCACAACGCCATCTGCCTTGATGCCGCAAGCTGTTTGCAACGCTCCCACCGCTGCTTTTGTGATGTTCCCGTATACGCCGTCCAGCTTACCGGGTGAATACCCCTTGGACAGCAGCTGTGTTTGCACAGCCAGCACATCGCTGCCGCGCATCAGCGGCTGCCCCGGTGTAACGCGCAGCAGCCGCGTGCCCAAATCCAGCGCCGTTTCTTCCGCGCCACCTTCAGCGGGTTGGTTCGCATTCGCATCCGTTTCCTCCACGCCTGTCTGCGCATCGCTCGCTCTCCCTTCGGTGGTGTAGTCGATGTAGGGCGAGCGGAACCAGTACGTCCAGCCACGCCCCTTGACCTTGGTTTTAACGATGCCGTAGCTGAAACCCTTAGCTTCAATGGCCTCGCCATTTCCGATATATACGCCCACGTGGCCGCTCTTCCAGAGAATTACACCAGGAAACTCGGGCAAGGTAGCGATCGCGCCCTTCACCTTGGCGGCATTATACGCGCCATTCGCCCCCTGATCCGGCCTGCCGTCCAGCCCATAAACCTGCGTGCCGTCATCGCGCGTCCAATAATAGCCCTTGATCAGCCCAATACAATCGGCGCATTTCTTGCCGGCGGCGATATCCGCCCGATAGCGGCTCATGCGGTTTTCCGCGTAGGACTTGGGATACTGCTTGGCTTTGCGCTCCAGAAGGCTCTGTGTACAGGTGTAGCCGCATGTGCCGTACCAATAAACTTGGCCCAGCCACTCATTCGCCCATTCAACCAACCCCAGATTCGTCTTGACCGTCATACTTGCCCCTCCAAAGGAAAAGAGGGCGGCGATGACTCGCCGTCCCCCGTATTACTTGATTTCGTTATCGCCGTCCCTTGAGTGTAGCTGTTCGAGCACATCCTTGAGCTTCTGCGGGATCGGAAGCCCCAGATGCCCCGCGTTTTCCAGCATTGATACACCCTCATTGGAGCAGTAGAAGAACAGTACCGCCGTGCGCAGCGCGCTGCCATTGCCAATCAGATAGATATCGACGATGTGCCCAACGCCCACCAGCACGAAGATTAGTACCTTCTTGGCAATGCCCCGAAAGCCAACCTCGCTGGAAAGCGTCCTGTCCGCGATGGCGCACATCACGCCCGTCACATAGTCGGCTGCCATCAGTGCGATCAACGCATACAGCAAACCGTCGAAGCCACCGACAAACCAACCCAGAAACCCGCCCACAGCCACCAGCGCCGCCTGAATCCAAGCCCAGATTTCCTTCATAATTGTATCCTCCTGTTTTTCTCTGTATGTATAATGAAGCGCCCCTGCTTTCAC